TGCTGAGTATTTCGATTGCTTTGTTTATATTTGGTGGTGGTTTGTATTTTTCTAATTCTTTTAGTTTGTCGAATACTGGTTTAGCTGAGATGTTATTTTTGTCAATTGGTTTCATGTTTGGGCTTCTGTATTATAGAATATTTTATTTAGGCTCTGTTGTCTCACTTTGCAGAGCCCCGTATGGACAGTTTACAGGTATTGAACCCGATCGTACTTACTCTATCGTGAAGTTGAATGCTTCGTGAACGCTTTGGCGCATCTTTTTTAAAAGCAATCTAACAGCAGAAGAAACGGCAGTCAACAGCAGCGTTATTTAGTAAAGTAAGTCTGTACCGGTTCTCTATTAAGTATACATAGAGAGCTATAAAAAGAAAAGGCTCTTTTTCTACTTACTCTGAGATCGAGCGCACTACTTGCCAGGGCGTTCATGTTTTCACCGTTTTGGCTTTCCCCTGTTCGCTACGCTGCATGACTTCCGGCCTTTGTTATAGCCTGTTGCTAATGCGATATGCTTTCACCCTGGGCAGACAGTGTTATTTCTGTCCAGTTTATATTAGCTACATCACATATTTAGTTCGCATCAGGGCTCTTACATGCTAGAGCCTATACGTTGCCGTGACCTTGTCTACATGATAGAATTGTCACAACCTCACTGCTTACTATATCTTTGCTCTATTTTTAGCATTCCATACTTTTGGATTAATGCTATTGTTGGGGCCTTTAGAATTAACTCGTCTATGTCTATTATCCAGAAAATGTTCGTTTTTATCTTTGTAACAACAAATAATGCAATCCTGTTGTATGAACATACATGTCGGACACTCCTTGTGGTCTTCTGGTTTATCCATACGTTTTGGCTATCAGCAAAAAAACCCCGGCATTGTTACCACTAATAACAATACAAGGGTTTTTCCTTGCTACTATGTCAAATTACGTTAGTGGCGCAACTACTATTTAACCATGCATACCACATCCTTGAGTATTTTGTCAAGCTTTATTTTTGTCTCTTTGTCAGATTGTCACTTGGTTGGCTACAAGATGTTGTAGGGGTATTTGCAGTAAGTCTCTTATGTTGTTTCTTCTGATTTGCCGGTGACAAAATGTCGAACCTTTTTGTAAGAAACTGCTGATAATTTACAATCCTGTCAGCAAGTCCACATCTTGTATGGCGACAGAGTTGAGGGGGTATGTATTTTGTAAATCGAAAATAAGTGTAGGATATATCGTTAGATATGACTACTTTGGCACGGCTTGAGAATATTTATTTTTACTTGCCTGGAAACAAGCAATATTCATTAACATGTTACTGCTATTATACTTAGTTCATGCTTTAGAAAATACTTCCTGTTCATCTCACAAAATACTTTATTATTAATAGAGTTTTTTGGCATGAGTAGTGCGACTATGTAATATCGGCAAGCAGTAAAGCTCATTTACAATCTAGTTAGCAAGGTGTTATCATGCTAATGATATACCCTGGTAAGCGATTTTGATACAATCCCTTAAACGTTTAATTATCAGGCCTCCGCAAACATATCAATTCGGTACACTTGGTTAACTCTTTTGAAAAGAGAGAAGGTGAACTATGCACACTCTAACGAAAAGCAATTTAGACATTGGAACTGTAAACATTAAAGAAAATTGCAGAGAATTGCTTGTAGAACAACACGCAACTATAGCACATAACGGACATTGTTTGTACCGAGTAACAAGACCAGAAGTTGATAGCGAATTATTCCCAAATATAAATGGCTTTCAACAAATAGAAACAGAACCTTTTATCCTGGATAGCAAACAAGCCATTGAAATAGGAAAATCAATTCCAAAAAACAGGGAACACTCAATTTGCAATCAAGCAGTAGTAAGCCAAAACGGAACCACAAAGATAGCCACTACAAACCTTGATTCAAGCAATGTTGTTATCGCTAACACAAAAGATTATCGCTATCCCAACTACAACGAAGTGATTCCTAAAAACAAAGATTCCAATTTGAAAATCGCACTCAATGTTATACAGCTTGAGCAAATCTGCAAACTAGCAAAAGAGTTCCTCAAAGATGAAGACAAAGACGAAAGCAAAGACAAGAGAGTAATCCTAGAAATTGAAGCCAAAGACATAGCAGTGAAAATATCCACTAGAAGCATAACCAGGAAACAAGAATTTCTTGCAGTATTGATGCCTATGACAATTGAAGAAAATGATGTAAAAAACTACAAAGATTTAGAAAAATAACTTATTTACTTTAAGTGTACCGTGTTGATATGTTTGCGTATAAGATTAATTAAATTAGTGTGTCTTGAGAAAGGAGCATTAATTATGAGTAAGGCATATGACATCATCACAGATAGGATCATCACAGAATTAGAAAAGGGTGTTGTTCCCTGGCGTAAACCCTGGAACACAGCAGGCATGAGTAAGAACTTAATATCAGGCAAGACGTATCAAGGGGTTAACGCTATAATGACTAACCTGCAATCATTCAATTCTGAATACTGGTTGACATTCAAGCAATGCCAAAAACTTAAAGGTAAGATAGCAAAAGGTTCTAAGGCTACTCCGATTATCTTCTGGAAGTTCCTAGACGGTAAAGTAAATGAAGAAACTGGCAAGGCTGACAAAATACCTATGTTAAAGTATTCCAATGTCTTTAACGTATGCCAGACAGAAGGTATTGACTACCCTAAACCACAGACAAACACCACAGAATTCACTCAGATAGCCTCAGCCGAAAAGATACTTGAGGAACTACCTTTAGGCATGCCAAAAGTATTTCACGAAGAACAGCGAGCATATTACAGCCCTGGGCAGGATATTATCAACATGCCGAAAAAAGAATCTTTTGCTAAAACTCCTGAATACTATTCTACTTTGTTCCATGAGTTGACTCATTCCACTGGACACAAAGATAGACTAAATCGTGACGGAGTTGCTGGAGAAATTTCATTCGGGCCTAATTGTTATTCTAAAGAAGAACTGATTGCTGAAATAGGAGCTAGTTTCTTAAATGGCGAATCCGGCATCATGCATAAAACCATTGATAACAGTACGGCCTATATCAAATCATGGTTAAGCAAACTAAAAGGTGACAAGAAGCTACTCATTACAGCATCAGGCAAAGCACAAAAAGCAGTTAATTATATTCGTAACATCACTTACGACAACAAGTAAATTCTAATCTTTTTAGACACACTAATTTAATTAATCTTATATTTTTAACTTTAGATCAGGAGCGGAAAAATGGGATATAGCACTATAGAAATTGACAAAGACACGGCTTTAGAACTAGCAAAGACAAAGGAAGTATGTTCAGCAAGTCATATTTCTTATTTTATGAGTCAGCCTGGTAAGTGGAAAAGAATCATATCTTCAGCAGAACAAAAAGACAATGGGGATTTAATCTTTAAACTTAGCAATGGCGACTTTGTAGAAATGGAATAAAATCATTTGCCTTTGCCATCCAGGTGGCAAGGGTTAATCATTTTATTATTTTAATCACTTAGCAAAGGGGAAGAAAATGAAAACTATCGCTGATTTAAAAAGAGGAGACTTATGTATAGACGCTGACGGTAACTTGGCAAGAGTTAAGACATTAGGCAGCATGTTATATTATGGATATGCAGGACATGTCAATGATGAGTATTTGCATCAACTAAACATTGACGAAGAAGATTTAGAAGCAGCGATTGAGGTATCAGACATGGACGAAGATCACTTAGGCAACTAACAATAAAATCATTAACTTATGGCATCATCACGCTATGCCATAGGTTGAGTATTTTATTATTTTATTAATTTATCTAGGAGGTAGCACAAATGAACAAAATGAAAGAGTTAACTAGCACTGGATGGTGGTATGGAACCACTGACAACAAGAACGTGGCATATTACACCAAAGCACCACCGAAGATGCACGCAACGATTACAGATCGGGGTGAAGGAATGATAGCAAAGGGACAGATTTATGGAATAAAAGAATCCGGCTGTCATGGCGTGATACACACTATGGCAGGTGACTTTGATACAGTTGTTAAGGAAGTGGAAAGATGGTGTAAGTCTTATTTGCGAATTGAATCACTTATTGAAGAAAGAGAGGATACACAATGCCACTAATCTACAGATTTATTATCATAGCTATAATGGCCTGGGGTATCCTTACGGCTGGCGCATACGTATACAAACCAGTGCTAAAGCCAAAAGAGGTATCTAGGGTGCATATCGCACAAGAAGAAGAGAATCAAGCGGCGCTTACCGAGGTATTCGTATCAGGAGAATGGTTTACAATTATAGACACTTATTGAGGGGAAGAAACATGAAACCAATTTATAACCTAAGAGGAGCCGGATATGCTATCTCTTTTGAGCAGTTCAGAACTGCATTAGACTACATGACTGTACTAAATCACGAAACGAAAGCAGCATTGGAAATAGAGAAAATGGAAAAAGTTAAATATGAATATGGCGCAGGACGTCGAATAGTAACTAAATGTGTAGCCAGAAGCAGGGCTTTTAAATCAGGAAAGGAACCCAATGTTAGAACAAAAGGATTCAAGGGTCACAAAGCTTTGTATGGTATGTGGCAAGCCAATTGTGTTAATGAGTAGACCTCCTGGCAAGTCTAAAGTATGCTTGTCTGAGGATGGCAGTCCTACGGAATGTATGAAAGCTAGAAATCAGCAATATGCAAAGATCAACAGAGCGAAGATCAAAGCGCGCACTGTTATCCTGTATGAGCCTTTGGTTAAACCGAAAATCACTAGGCGCAAATGTTTAGGATTAAGCCACAAGAAAGATCACTACTTCGATTCTAAAGGATCAGGAAATAGATTCTGCAAGAAATGCGAAAATGACAATAATAAAACTTGGCAAAAGAACGCGGTTAGCCCGATAGAGCCAACAAATTACAAAGGAGAGGAGAGGAACTATGAGATATAGTAAATTTATTAAAGACAAACCCCTAGAAGCAATGACACTACAGCTACACATGCATTCTAAGCATGCAGACACTAAGAAAAAAACATTGAAGCAGAGAGAGGAAATAGAGCAGATAGTTTTAGGAATTGACAGGAGCGGAAAGCACGACATGGATTTTCAAAACTTCTTGAAAACAGGATTGCGACAACTGGATTGACAAGAAGAAAAAGGGGATAGGCAATTCGGCTTATCCCTTGTTAATCAAAATCCTCCTTAGTAAACACATACAATCTAGGTTGCCATATCATTAACTTACCTCCCCTAGTTTTTTTGACTTTCCGCCAACCCCAAAGCTCAATACCTGCTACCTTTATCCATTCAGGAGCAATTTCATTCTCCAATATCTTCTTCATATGCTCACTAAACGCCTGACCACAACTCTGTACACCAACTATACCAGTAGGATATAAACTGATAATGTCAATAAAACCAAATAAGTCCTGACGAATCCCAAATTTACCCCCAAACTGATTGAAACGCTCTACTATACCTGAGATACACCCTCGCTGTTCCAAAGCCCTCAGCGTGCGCTGTGTTGGCGATATGGCCATGTTATGCCTTGTCCTCTAGAAGATTCTTATTCTCATAAACATTACCAATTACCCTACTTCGTTGTAGCTGATGATCAGCAAGCGTTATATCATGTTTGTCACTTGTGCCTCTGAAACTGCCATGTTCCCATATTATTTCAGATACTCCCCACAAATCATGCTTTAAAAGATCACCTTCGAATATGTCTTTCCCTGCCTTATCCTGCAACCCAGTAAATTGCATAGGGATTAAATCCTTATGCCTACTGACTCCTATTTCATTACGAAGGATAACTCCATATGTCTCAAGATATAAATTATCATATATTTTCTTCTCTTTTTTATCCCATATCCGAAATTTAATTTGCCTCATATCCCAGCCTCCCTACATGCCGTATGATACCGATAACCACAAGTCATACATCGATATATCAACCATTCCGCATCCAGAAACACATCAGTGTCATATTTCGGGCCACATATTTTCCCACCACATTTAGGACACTCAGGCTGTTCCTCTTTAAATTCACTTGTCATATCACATCCCCTAACTTCACCACGCCACTGTTCAAATCTTTAATCTGCGCCTCAATATTATGCAAGTCTGCTTTCAAGGCTAACTTTTGCAATGGCTTTGCACCTCTTAACTTCCTGGCAATGTCAAATTGTTTCTTAATCAATAAAGCTATTTTTTCAAGTATATCCGGCGCGGCTTTCCGAGGAAGTTCCTGTTCTTTACGCTTCTTAGCCTCTGCCTCACGCCTCAAAATAGCCTCTTGCTGCTTATCTCTAGGCTCATACAAATCTACCCACTTGCCACTGTCAACAGTTTGATGTATCACATCCTCCGGCTTATATCCCATATTCATATACTTCTCTAACTTATTTATAGCCCTGGTTTGCGCTAACTCAGTAATCGGACATTTAATAACCTTGTTCCTGTATTCCACGAATTCATGCCACAAATCAGCGTCAAGCCATTCTGGCAGCTTGTATTTGTGAGGAGTAAAGACAAAATCACATTGAGGACATTTCAATCTATATCTAACCTCCAGAATCCTACTATCATTGATGGAAACGGAGCGCTGTTTTTACAATTACCGAATTTCAACCTACCCTTTAGAAACTTAATAGTAGACTTTCCATAATAAATATAATCATGGAACCATTTAGTATCAGTCCTGGCAGGCAACAACGCAATCACTAACGCATTTGACATATAAGCCTTTTCAACCCACTTGCCTATTTCCCTGCCATAAGGAGGATTCATAAACACTCTCTCTCCACTCCAATCACAAGACAATCCATCATCTTCAACAGTATAATATTTTTCACACTTTTTATTTTTAAGAGTACAGCAAGGATCCAAAGTAAAGTTAAACTTCTTGTTCAGCTTATCAAATAGATCTCCTGGCGTTTCCCATTCATGTGTCTTACTGCTATAATGTACTTTCATAATCTATCCTAAACAATTCATAATCAGCATCCAGCACCGCATCCGCAGCCTCTATCAAACACCTAGCCAACCCATCTGATCTCTTATGCTCAAAATAAGCAATATGCTCGCCATTGATAAACAATTCATATTTAGCATCGTCACTGTCAGAACCAGTAATATTTAATATTTTAATCACGATTACACAATTCCTCACAAACATCACAGACATAATAAAACAAAGAATTTGTATTAGTACCGCAAACAGCACACTCACAGCTATCTTCAAATGTATCAAATTCTGTATTATTATAAATAAAGCTTATCAATTCATCTCTAGTTAAATCCTGTATTGCTTTCATAACCTACTCCACCGCCGTCATTAAATCACCTGGTATCGCCTTACGTAAAATCACCTGATGAGAAGAACTACTCTTGCAAGGCGCTATCTTAAACCTGTCAAAAACACCCTCCCTATCTGCCACCATCCGATTCAACACCTTACACAAATTCTCTAACCTCCCACGATGCTTCTTCTCCAACGGATTCCTAGACTTACTCACCCGAATACAATACTTGCCAACCAATCTATGATTAGACAACATCCGTATCTCAGGATTATACTCACGATTAATCACAACCTCAGTATCTTTCTCCACCCGCTCCATCGGCTCATTCCCAACCACAACTTTAGTCTCTAACATTTAATCCTCCTTGCTAACTACCTTCAAATGCCTATTTTTAAGATAAAGAAATTGACTTATTGTCTCACGAGGCCACTCTTGACCAATTATCATTTGCTTCCAGCCCTTTTTAGGGAAATTGTCAAATCCAAATAATCTAAATTGTGCAAGATTCCACGCACCATGCCTGCTCTTACCTCTTTCTATTATTTCACTAGTTAAAACCTCAACAATTTCAGGATTCACTATTTTAAATACCGACCTGCTTAGTTGTCTGTATCCTTTGATTTTAAGTAAAGCCTTATCGTGCTTAGTAGTATATAATCCTAAATGCTTTTTTACCGCATTTTTTGTAATAGAAAATCTATGATTATGAGTGTTTTTTGTAAATTTAATCTTACCTGAATTTATCAAATCATGTGTTGCCTGATGACATGTATTACAAAGAATTCTTAAATCCCAATTAGGAACTTCATCTAAGTTATTCTTATATGACAAATGATGAACTTGCAAGTTTTCTACAGATAAACAAATAGCACAACATTTGTTTTTAGATACTGCAAACTTTCCCCTACGCTTCTTCTTCCATTCATCAGATTCAAGATACTTTTGATAGTTATTATTCATAGTAACTAGTGATAAGCTGAAGGAGGGCGGTACAAAAGCCCCCTATTATCCCCCATTGCTTTTAAGGTAAAAACAATGACTAATAACAGGGGTGAAAACCTTTTGTACGTAAGGCTACAAGCTGCGGAGCCTGGGTTTTCATCTTATAGCATTATTTAACGTGGCTTGCTTTTCATCCCCCTACCACGTAATTATTCAAATGAGGATCATTGATCTCTGCTGACATTAAATAATTACAACTGAGCAGGCAATATTATTATTAATTCCAGCAATCTTCGGAGGCGAAATTAACAAACCTAAAGCACCTGCCCAGTCGTGATTATTCAAACAATTACAGTTACCTTTGAAAGTTGAAAGATTAATATTACATTGTTTTAAAGCTACGCCGGCAAGGCTAATAAAACAACGCTTTCAACACAACAAAGGCAACCGTGATTATTCAAAATATGTAGCTAATCTGATTGATAATGCTTTAAATATGGCAACTCTTTCAAAGTGCATTTTTTTTTATACCGATTATCTAAAAATTTAATATATCTAAATTGGCGAAATTCGAAGCTTTTAGCTGTTTCAAAAAACCCTTGATTCTCTAATTGTGCCTTTTTATTTCTGTTGTTATTTGTAATGTGGCTATTGTGATATATTTCATCTTTAAAGTACCAAAACTTGCTATTATGGGAACCATAATAGCCAAAACTACAAGCTTGATACATAATTCCTAATCCGTTACATCGCTCATCAGCAAAGGTTTGTATCCATTTTACTTTTGGATATTTACCTTTTATGTATTTAATAGCATAACTGATTGATTTGCTTTCGCCATTTCGTGGAACACTATCACATAACCACATTCTATTAAGTTCTTTATATTCATTTATTTTAGTGCCTCTAACAATTTTGCTTGCACTTAAAGGATTCATGGCGTACCCAAATTGTAAAACCCCTAAAAGATTGCCACCAATAAATACACCTAAATGGATATGAGTAGTTGCATCGTTACAAACTTTCTTTGAATAATGGTTTTTTATTATTATTTGCTTGCTTGTTTTTTTTGGTATTTGTTTAACGTACCAATCATTATCCCCAAAGCCAATAATTTCCTTACTACCAAAAAGCATATTCTGTTTATGATATATATATCCTTTGTCTTTATTCATACTTATGTAATAATTATTAAATATACTACCAACAGGTAAGGAATAATTATTTAATACTCCTTTTCTATATCTTTTATAATGCATACTACAAAAGCCTAAAGCTAAATGCTTATTATTGCATTGTTCAATGGTGCATTGTTTAGAATGAGCCATGACATGGTGTTTCTTACACAGCCAAATGATATCACTAGGCTGATTATAATCAGGATGATGTCTTTCTCCTTTAGCAGTACATCTGGAAATACTACATGATTGAACTTCCTTAAATTTAAACCATGCCGCTCTTCTTGCATTTAGTTTGATCATATTATCAGGGTTGGACATATACTTAGTACGCCTTATTTTATAAGTATTATTATCAAACTTATATTTCCCATTAGCTCTTGCATCTTTAATATAATTAGGATTTAAAATTCTAAACCCTTTATCTCTACACTGCTTGCTGCAATAAATATGATCCTGTCGAATTGGTATAATCTCTTTTGTGCATTCTAGGTTTTTGCAAATTATCATAGTCTTTAAATAAAAAAAGGCCAAACAAGTTTAACCGGAACCTGTTTAGCCTTTAAGCCGCCTCGTAAAAAGCGAACATTCTTAAACGCTCCGGTAAACGTTGTTTATTTATTAATCAAAATATACATAATCATTTTAATTTGTCAAGCATTAATTTAAGGCTGGCTATCAATAATCATTTTATGTGCCAAGTTATATGATTCTTCAACCGGAAAATAATCATCCGTTTCTTCGCTTAATCTAGTCATTATAATATTAGCTTTTCCTTTACGATCACCATGTCCTTCTTTAATAGCTTGAATACGTTCTAAAATTATTGCAATCTTACCCTCTGGTGTTGTAAATTCTATTGTTTTCATTATTTTCATTTGTCAAGTGTTATTTTATATCTTAATATCAAAAAGACTATTTATATTGCCAGTTTCACGAACAATTTTATCTACTGTTTCTACATCTTTTTCTGAAAGATCAAATTTCGCTTTTATCCTATCAACAGAACCTTCCTCCATATCCTCAACTGCTGCCCTAATACCACGTGACAATATACCACCTAAAATTATCTCAGACTTTGTATTGCCACTCATTGCCTGAAAGCAATCTAGCGCCTTCCAGTTACCCTCATTCATTGCAATACTTTCGAGTTTTATAATCAACTTTACCTTTTCGCTCATTATGTTTTCTCCTCATTAAATACTGGATAAGGCTCACATTTCAGGCAAAAATAGCCCCAATTATATTTACCAACTGAATTTTTGGCTAAACAATAGCGATAGTCACTAAATACAAATCGCTCCGTATTCAGTTTCCTTCCGCACCTGCTACATTCCTTAATTGATCTTGCCTTCTTTTTCTTTACCATTATGACATTTGCATTCTTCATAGAAGTTAATTGTTTTTGCCTTGTCCTTATTGTCTATCATAATTCCTACTTTAGCAATTGAGATAATGCTACATCTAGGAATAGTCATTCTACCCAAAACTTGCTTATCCGCTCCTGTTTGATAAATCGTAATATAGTCTTTGTGTTCTACCTCAACAAATCCGATTGAAACGCATAAACAAGGATGTAGTGTCTTTATCTCATTTCTAAATTCCCATTCAGAAGTGATGCCATGACTATCAAGCCATTTTATTATTACTGCTTTGCCCTCTAAAAATTCTATTTCCATTGTTTTGTCCATAAACACCAGCCGGTAGCCCTGAACTACTCAAATGATTGACCACTCCAATAACCAACCAACCCGGCCGGCGCTACTTGATCTGCAAATTTTCTCTTTGCTCTAAAGACACACCCTCAAACGTTTCACCATTCTTAATTGCAGCCTTCAAATCAGACCTGTTCACCTCATAAGTTATCCTCTGAAACACAATAGGCAACTTCCTACTGTCAAAACTATCGCCATATTTAAGCCCCTCAGACTTCCTCCATGAGAGCTGTACCCTTCCGTCCTTCATTCGTTCCGAAGGGCTTAGAAACGATCTGATGAAGCCTGAGAGCCATTTAGCCTTGTTGATCGCATGCTTTCTCCTCTTTGTCAACTTTTCTATTTGATTGGTACATGCAGTTATATCCGCTTCAACATTAAGATGCCAAGCTCCCAAATTCAACAATTTATGCTCACGCTCACCTTTGAGCTTCTCGTAATGCTCTTTATATTCAAATTCGTCCAGATCGCCTTGCGTTTCTTTTAAATGTGTATCCAGCAATTTCTCCATATCAGCAATTTCTTGATCTAATTCATATAGCTTCATGCCGGCTCCTCTTTTAAAGTAATCATATTATCTTCCATGTTAAAAGTGTATCGTACCTTTTTTAAGTTTAAATTATATTTGATCCCTGCCAGACTCCACCATTCGTCAACTCTTTTTTCTAATGGTTTCCTTGCTTGAGCATGGTACGCACATGCAATGTCTAATGTCTTTGCAATAGCTCTTTCTTCTCTAATAAGAGTCTTAATTGAATCTGCTTCTTTTTGCGTCACTTTGATTTTTTCCATATTATTCCCTCTTTTCGCAAACTTTAATCAACTGTCTTGCAACATCCTCTTGCTGCCCCTTGTTCGTAATATTCTTATATGTTGGGTAGCCTGAGTCTGTGAACCATGAAACGAAATCGTAATTGCCCATCTTGCGACAACATAAATCCATTACCGACTCATACGTCTTAGGATATAACTCCCTGTATTCTGCTTTAAAATGAATATAATCTCTAGCCTCCCTAGTTTCTGCTCCGAAAAGCTCTTCTGCTGTTGGCTCTGGACATAGAGGCTTTTGCCCAGAGCCTTTTAAAAAGGCGATTCTTCTTCTAATTGTTTTTCTGCAACCGCTATGTCACCTTTGTTTTCATCATTCCTGATCTTATACTCAGGGCTTTTCATTATTATATCTTTTATCTTATCACTAAGGGAATCAAATACCTCTTGATTAAACTCAGACAAGTCAAATGCAACCAAGTCATTTACCCTTGCCGGACAATCCTCTTCTTCCAAAGGCGATAACTGGTGAACCCTTGCCTTGATTTTGCCATCAGACTCTTTGTGAATAACATTAATGTCAAAGGTTTTGCCAAGTAATTCCAGCAAATTAAACTCAGCCTTCTCCTTATCTGTAAATTCCTTGCCGCGCCAACCAACAAGCAATGGCCCCAATATAGAGGCTTCATGAAGCGACACTGTCGCAAATAAGCTCACAAAGAATGGTTTGCCTTCAAACTCGCCCTCTGTTATTTCAGTCTCAGGAAGCTCCCACATTAAAAGAGCCTTATGTTTATAAGTTATATTTCCCTCATACTCACCTTTTTGCGTGCCTAAATCTATAATCCTTACTAGCCTACCCTTGTGTCTTCCTGACTTTACAATCTCAAATTCTTTTCCTGCGCTCGGCATTATCGCCATATTCCGCCTCTCTTTCTTCTAAATGTTGCTTTGGTATAAATTCATACCCTCTACATAAAAAAGTTTCTTCAAATACAAAATATTCTGTGTTCGTTAAAATTTCTTCTTCGTCATCTGCTTGTAATTTTCCTACATTGCCACTAACCATCTGATTTGAACAACCACCCCAGCTTTTCCCTTTTAATTTAAGCCAATGAAAGCAATTACTACATTGTTTTATCATTGCAATATTCCACCTCTCTTTCTTAATAAATAATTATTAGCCATCACCACAGCCAGTGATATAGCCATTGCCTGAACCAATGTTATAATCATCACCATCGCCATAACCATAACCACCGATATAATCATCGTTATAACTATCACCATTGCCATAGGCATCACCTTCACCATCACCAGTACCACAACCAGTTACGCCTTCCATATTGGTACCCCCGCTATTGAATCAATTGCTTTTTGGGTACATGGAATAATTTCTATAGCCTCAGTAAGCGTTATTTCGGTAACTTCACAAGGGAATTTACACTTGTCAGGCTTGCTTACCCCTTCCATAGCTAACTGAGATAAACTTGCTGCTCCTTCCCAATACCACAGCCTCCTTGCGTTTTTAAGTGTTACCTCTTTCCCCTCACGCTTTAATAATTCACCAGCATGTACACCAGCAGAATATGTCCTTACTATTACATAATTAATCGGCTTTGTAGTTTTTATATCTGCCTTCATATTCTATCTCTCTTTTTTCCAATTCCCGAAGCTGCTCCTGGTCTTCCGGCTCAACCTCAATATAATCATAATACATATCGTAGTCTGCATGTCTCATCTAACAAATATCCAATAAGTTCCCACCGCAAAAGCAGTAATCATCACAGCAAAATATACAAGCGCAAGTGCAGTGATAATCCGATTGTCATAATGCTTCATTTTAATGCCCTCCATTTATGCTGCCTTGCCATTGCCATTAAGTATTTCAAGTTGCTTATCTAAAACATCTAACTTCTTTTGACTGGCATCTCTAAGAGTTATTAGTTTGCCCCTCTTTGCATTTATAGAATCCCTAATCTCTTTTGTCCGCTCCTGCATTGTTAAAATTGCCTTGTCCACATTCTTTACATTCATACAAATACCTCCTTGTTGTTTAAGTTAAAATTAATAATATAAACAGCCAGTGATTACCCACTAATCCAAATGACAGCCGCTTTTGTATAACTGTCAACCTGACTGTAAGTCAAACCACAACGTCCAGGTCGCTCACCGCTATCATTAATGATCTATTCTTGATATACGTCTCTTGCCTCCATACGGTAGCCCAAGTCCGACAATGCCCTCAATGCGCTGTGGTTTGTTTAAATTAGTCGGAAGAAGCCCTCGAGGAACTTCTCCCTTGCATCACATACCCCGAAAGGAGCTAAAGAGTATATGACACTTCAAGCGCCTGCAATCATCACAAATACAAACGCTGATTCTTACTTTATACCATTTCTTACATCTTCAAAATTAGGATTATATTTACCTGTAGCATCTCGATCTAATATCATTTTAATTACAGCTTTCCTTTCTAAGGAGTCCAAAGGTATGGGATTATTCATGGCTGCACCTCTTAGGTCAACTAATAACATTAACCCCTCTTCCCTCATCAGCCAATCCTTATATGCCTCTGCCAATCTATCCTCTCTTAATTCCATATCGTCACTTACTGACATCTTGTTCCTCCTTTGCTATTGCGGAACTTAACTTCCGTCATGAAACCTAGATATGAACAAGATATTAACGCTGATTCTTTAGTTGATTCTTTAGGTCTATACTTCTCAATTGTGTTTTTAGTAATATGTTTATTTTTAAATCCAACATATTTACTTGTCCGTATCTCCTGAGTATCATTACCTCCATAATATGAAAGGCAATACCAATGGAACTTGTTTGCACCATTTATATAATAGATACCAACAAGTATATAGAACAGTGTAATAATTCCCATAGCCAGATAATAATATGACTTATTCATCTTCCCGCCTCCTTTCTTTTAGGCAAATAGAAGTGGGCTGTTAACTCAAACCCACCATCCTCCAGGGGAACCAAGAGGATGCGTTTTTGCTATTTGCCTTGCTTCCTTACATACTTTTTCCGGCGATAACGCTCTTCATCTTTATATCGCGCTCTGTAAGCTAAAACTGTATCAGGGTTAGCCTCACGCCATGCCTTAACTTTCCCTGCCTTCCTGCGCTTCTCAGAGCTTTCAGCGTTACATACTACACAGCCATATGGCTTGCTCAAGTACCTCAACGTTTGATCCGTGTCTTTATACCTATGCTCATATATACATAATAGCCCCAAGAATCTATATTCATTCAATTCGTATTTTTTCATAATTTTTTATTTCATTACCTTTTCCCCCTAAAACTAACTGGCAACACCCTATCCTGAGCATTGCCAGTCATATTAAAACCTATCCCTCTATTTCTTTCGCCTTGTTGTTCACATCATACCCAAGCTGTTCCATCCTAGCTCGTATAAGACTTGTCCTCTCCCTTGCTGTTTCTTGTTGAGCCAAAGCAATCCTTCCATTCATAAAACTTGACATTGCCTTCATTGTCTTGAGCTTCCCGAAATCAGTTTGCTCTAGTTTTTTCTTGCGTAACAACTCCAATCCCGCATCGCAAATTTCCACTAAATCGTCATTAATTTTCTGTCTATCTACATTGAATTGCATGATTCTCTCCTTACAAAAATAGTTAACAAAATAACTTTGCCCCCTGATTTTCTCTAATAAAACATGAGGCTAGAAAAGTAAAATTAAAGTACCATACGATTGTATCGAATTGTATTCTATCCTGTGATATAGCATTCAATTTCATTTTGTTCTATGCTATGCCATCCCATCTGAGTCAATATGTCTGTAATATAAAAAGTAAAATAAAATACCATCGTATGTTATCACATCTGAAAATAAGATCATATTTGATCCGATGAGATCAAGTCTGATTTGATAAGATATAAGATTAAATAGCATCGGATGGAATAGTATAGAATCTGATGGCATCTTATTTAATTTGATAACGTAATAATATTTAATAATATTAAATCAAATGAAATTGTGTCACATAAGGTGGTGTTAAATCTGATTAATTTAATCAAGTGATATATAATTAAATTGCATCGCATCGAATTAGATCGCATCATATACAATTTGAGTCTATAACATCGTATAGAATTAAATCTCATCTTAGGTGACATTAGATCAAATGATATAAGATCGAATCAGATTAAATATTACAAGATTAGACCCACACAAACTTGCCAAATCTTTCTCTAAACGCACCCACTCCCACACTTCCACACTTATCCAACAACTGATTGATATTCTCTTCTGACATCAAAGTTTCATCAAAATATATAGTTGCATCAAATGCAGTTCCTGCCTCGATATATTCATAAGCTTTAAAAAACGATCTACCTTTAGTTGTCACGGTATAAGTTTTTACTCCATTAGGCTCTTTTACTAACTTACCATTATTAATATGGATTTGAAACGGCTCTACCAACTTAACAGCCATTGGTATAATTGCTTTCTTAGGATGTGTCTTGTCTTTAAGCGCATTAAAGATAGCTTCTCCTGTCGTCACAAGGCACCTTCTAAGCATCCAATTCCCAAGTATAGGGTTGCCATCGCTGTCTCTGTGAAATACAGAGAGAATTTCTTCTAATGCCCCTATTGCGTCTTGCCCTCGCTTCTTAACTTTATCAGCCCATGACAACAACCATGCACTTTGTTTGTCCTCTACCCATTTGCTCAAAATACCACTTGCCCCAAGTGCCGGAGCAGAACCGTAAAAATCTGTAATGAATTTTCCAGTTTTAGTTATTTCCATTACTCTTCCTCCATTAATAAAAAGTTAAAATCAAATCACATTAAATAACATTAGATTGTGTAGAATAACATGTTATAGGATGACATATGGTAATATATGATATATTCTCCTCCATTAATAAAAAGTTAAAATTAAATCTGATGTAATGATATATGGTAACGTCTAATCAAAAATTATATCTGATCGCATGCTATGGTATGTGGTAATGTCATATATAATATTAAAAATAAGATTCTATTGTGTCAGATTAAATTTGATAGTATATGATCTTACTACCTTTTGACATATTTCTCCTACAGAATAACACAACACTATCAATTTATTTATACCCAGCTCCTTTGCTACCATGAATTGATTCTACAACTGTGACAATCAGACGGTTTGATCATTCGAGATCACAACTCGATTCAATGATTGTAAAAGAACTATAGCATGAAAACTATAGTTTGTCAATAAAAAAACTCTATTTATTTTGAAATAAAAAGAAGGGATTAGATATAGCCTCCGTTTTACCAAGCTTTTTTGTGGCTCTTAGCACATCGACTATATCTAATCCAACTTCACTTGTTAGATATAGCTTCACCTCCCCAGACAAAGCAACATGCTATGCCAACATTAGGTCTTAACTATATCTAATCTACTTTTGCGATAAGTAGCTATCGGCAGTCTCACTCCCCATTGACTGCGGCTCTGTTATTGCAACCGTCGGGCAAACGGTGTGGGAAGAATTAATATTTATTATTTGATATTCGTTGCTAACCCACGTCTTGCTGCTTTTGTCATAAACAAATAAGTTTCATCTATTTTCTTTCTCTTCTGTGCAGGTGTCATATTTTTGTTTTCGTTTATTATTCTTATAATTTTATGCCCATCTGCTAACATATTTCTTGTTAATTCCATTCCTACTGCTTGTTGAATTAATGGTTGATTTTCCTCTGAATATGTTTTTGCAAGTTTAGCCTCTCCTGCCTTTACCAATGATATAAATGTATTTTGCGCTTCTTTTGCCTTTCCATATTTCTTATAAAACAACTGAATACTGTCCGCATCAGCACGAGGCCATCTACTTGTAAAAGTCTTTAATATCGGTATATCAGAAAACGTAGGTGAAGGGTCTATCGGTTCATCTATAAATTGCAATACTGCCCTATCCGCACCTTCTTTTATAGCAAGCCTACCTAAGCCACCAGTAAAACCAAAAACAAGCGCATCTATTTTAGCAGGTGAATAATTAAGCACCTTACCTACTAATTTAGCTGTCTCACTTGTCCAAGGTCTGGATTGATATGGAGGCGCTAAATTCTCCTCTGCCCTACCAACTAAAGGCGCACCAGTAAATAAAGAGTCTCCTGATAATTGTTCAAATGCAAGTTTCGCTGATGTCGGAAGCACTGTATTAATTGCATCTCTATTTATATCTTCAAATAAACGCTTTACACCTTCAGGGTCTTTCTTGTCCATCCATTCAAGAAATGCTTGCGGAATAGTTCCAAACAAAAACCCTAATTCAAACGGCTTTGGTATTCTATAAATATGCTTGTCTGTCAATACATGCCAGAACAAGGCTTTTTCCCATCGAGGTAATTCCTGATAGCGAGGATCGTCTTTATTTGCCCACCACAAATACATAGTTGGAAGTGTGACCGCAGACATGGCTTTTGCCATTGCAGTTACAGGACGCTCCTTAAACACTCGAATAAACTTATCATAGCCTTCTAACCTTGCATTAAAAAAAGCAGTAAGCTGATTCATGGCTTTCATCTTAGAACCTATTTTACTAAAATCCAATGTAACTTCCCTTGCCTCAAACGCTGCCCCTGGCAATCTCTCCTTTTCTAATTGTATTGCAAATCGCCTCAATGACTCTTTTGTGTTTTCAACTTTACGCATCTTGCCAGATATTTTAAATTCAACAAATGGCTTCTTTTTATTTAAAGTTTTAGGCGCTGTCTCAGAAAACTTAATAGCCTTTTGAATATTCTTATTAAAGTTCTTATATGTTTTAGAAAAATTGCCTAATCTATTTGAAGATTCAAATAATTCAGACATTATTCTCAATGTATCCATTGGGTGATTTACTATATTTTTTACTTTACCACTCACAGTTACATCATTGAGCAACTGCTTTAAATTTTTCTGTAATACATCTCTGTCTAAAGACACCATCATCGAATGCCCACCACCGCCAACCCTCCATGCCTGATATAACTTGTCTTGCCTAAAAGCATGAAAGAAACCTTTTGCTGTATCTATGCCAGGGATAAAACCATCCTTACTAAATACAAATGCACTAAACGGATCACGAAGAATGTTCTTTAAAGAAAATTCAGGTGTTAACGTTGCCCCTGCTCTTAACAATCTCGCAGGAATAGAAGCTGCTCTTACAATAAAATTAACTGACTCAATGTCTAATCCAGTAAAAGCTTTATGTAATTCAGGATCAAGCTGGAATAAAGTCTTTTTTCCTTTATTAAAGACCTCAATAAAAGGCCCTTGTGGCAATGATTCTTTTGGCCTAAATATAGTTACCCATTCAGGTAAATCCAAATCCATTTGTTTAACAGTATGAAGAATAGTCTGCTTTTCTATTACTGTCTCAACAGCAGAATCAATTTCTTTTGCTCCTTTTGCATTTTTCAGTCGAGAGACAAAAGCCTTTCCCTCACCTTCAGTCATGCCACGTTTTTTAAGTGCATCTATTATTATAGATTCTAACTTCTCAATAGGCTTGCTTACTTCACCATCTTTTATTCCTGTCTTTTTACTAAATTCTTTTTTAAATTCTTTAAACTCAGTTCGTTCTGTCCAATTAGAAAAGTCTCTGAATATTTTATATAATTCATCATTAGATATTGCAACAGACTTGAACTCACGAGGGACACGTTCTATATATTTGCCACTTTTATCGAACTTTGCCAATCCTGCAATAGCTTTTTTTATCTCCTGTTTTTTTGCTAAAGCAGTAAACGTATATACATTTTTTACAATAGATTCAAGAGGATCAACTATCTGACGAGTACTACCTTCTCTAGATAGCTTCTTTATCGGATTAAACACATTTGATATAGCACCACCTGTTCCATTTGTTTCTGTTTCTGCTATCCTGAAAAAAGGAACATAATCTTTGTTCATTTTCTTAAATTTCAAATAATCTGCATTTGTAAAAAACCCTGCATCCAACATTCTTTGTGCAAATCTATCTTGAAATATATCTAATTCTTTAGCTGCTTTTTGGAATGCAGGAGTAGACAATTCTTTTAATGCTTGCTGTGCATCTCCAAGCGAAATGCCTGTCATCTTTCCACGTCCAGAAAGCTCTACTGCACGTTTGGCTACTAAAAATGAACTAAACTCCCTATGTTCAGTTCTTATTGGAGCAAGTATCTCTTCAAAAGAAGGCCCTATTTTCTGTCCTATCTTAAACTTGCCAGGCTTAGTATTTATCTGTCCAAACTTTAAAAATTGCTCGGCCTCACCTATCCAGTCAGAATACAATCTTGATAACATATAAGGATTTTCACTAATAGCAACATCTGGATTAATTGCTTTAACTGCCATTTGAATCGGATAAAATTTATCTTTTCCTGCTGTATAAACCTTACTTGGTGAAGGTAATTTAAAACTTCCTTTGTCACCAAAAGCTATTTGCCCCATTACCTTAGCAACAGAAGATTGCCTCATCCATCTTCCGAAATCATCACTAATCTGATTAAGCACTTCTTTTACTTGCGGATGCTGATTTTCCAATATGTCATCTACAAACCACTTGTAAAACTTAGGTGCAGCTTTTTGCGCTTTTGCTTTATCAACTACAAATAAACTTACAAATTCAGCAAATCCTTCAGATTCAACACTACTTGCTGCATTGGCTGGCGTTGCTAACTTACTCAATTCATCACTGAACGGACGAAAGCTTTTACCTGACAATCCATGCCCATCAAGCTTTGTGGTTCCAAATAAAGATTTTTCAAGAAAGTGGCCTAGCTCATGTGCAGCAACAGGAATATCATCTGCTAATTTTGTTCTTATGATTTCAGGCTTAGCCTTAAATATACCTAACGCCTTAGTTCTAAATCTGCCAATACGTATAGGTATGTCCATCTTTTCAGACATGAATTTAATTATATCTGCTTTGCTAACTATCTTTTTTGGAACTGCGCCTTCTTGTACTATAGGATCAATTTTTATTCCAACACGCTGTTCAGGTGAAAAAGCAGGATTGATTGCATTACTTACATCTTGAGGTGTTTCCTCTGCAATTCTGCCTACCGTTTTACCTCCTTGCGTTTTAAAAGGAAGACGAGGCTTAGCTTGTTCAGCAAGCGGTTCCTTAGTTACCTTTTTCGCAGTCGAAAAAGCTTCATCAAAAGTAGCAAACTGAGAATCGCTCATAGGTTTAAAGTTTCTATCAAAAAGAGTTAGTTGAAACCCCTTACCACTTTCCTTAGCTGATGGAGATATAACTGCAGTAATATTATTACCTTCAATTTTTGCTGATTCATTTGGTTTTATAATTTGCACCTTTGGACTAATTACTTTTTTTACTACTCCCTTTACACCAATATTTTGGTTTGCAAATTCCATTAATGCAATTAATCCTCGTTGCACTCCTTCTAGCTCTTCAACATCATCACTAAATTCTATTACATTGTCAGATATGTCTCGTTGTGTTTTCGCTATTATACGCCTGTTATTTTTATCAAACCCTAAAGTTTCACCAATTTTAAATTGAGTATTAGCAAAAACATGATCCTCTATTATCTTTTTTTGTTTATTATTTAACAACTTCCATGTATTATCCCAAAAATTACTTGCTACTGTATTTGGGGAAACTCCTTTTTTTGCTAAACCATCAAGAATTTCTTGCCCTTTCGCTTCTGATCTTAACTTCTTGCCAATTCTCTCAAATATCTTATCAAACGGCCCTTCTTTAGCAGCTTCACCTCTGGCTTTTGCTTCTATTTCCTCTGCAACTTCTTCTAAAGGCCGTATCTCCTTTTTAAACGGTTTAGGCTGTGTCTCAGGAGGACGGAAAGCTTTACCTTCGCCTTTAAGTACTCCCTCCTCTTGTATGTTTTTAATAAGCTTAGGCTCCCCTAATTGCTCACTCGTCCATCGCCTAAACTTTTTTGCATCAGCAGGACTTAATATCCTATCTATCTCACTGCTTCCTAAAATATCATCATACCTAAAAAAGGCAGCTTTTTCTTTATTGGTAAATTTAACCTTTTCAGAGAAAAGAGAGTTAGCTTTCTCTATTCTACTCATTATCACATCAAACGATTCAGTGTGATGAGTATTTGCAATATTCTGAACCTTAGCCATCATAAACTTTATAAGCTGATCAACAGGAACTTTATTTAACCTTTCTTCTTCTGGCAACTTTTTTATTGCACCTTCTAATATAGGAACAATTTTCACCTTATTTGATTCAGTAAGGATTTCTTTTTCTATCTCAGCCTTTGGAATATTTGTCTCTTTGGCAACTTGACCTGAAACCTTTTCTACAATAGATTCAACTGCATCTCCTTCTTTGACACCAGAACGCTTAATCAATCTCACAATATCCCTAACACCTTTAAACGCTTCTTTGCCAACAAATCCCAAAGCTCTAAATGCCACATTAATAGCAGGGCCAACTACCAATAATTGTTCTGGCCTTAATGCAAATCCTATTAAATCCGCTACTTCTTTAAACGGTTCTTTTAATGCCTGCCCCGCAAACACAGCACCAGGTTGCCTTCCCTTTACTGCTTCTTCAAGTGGTATATCAGGGAACCTTTCTTCTATTGCTTTTGGGATTTCACGTTGAGTTGATACGAAATCAAGAGGGCTTGTTTCTTCAACAGATTCAAGTCTTTCGGGAATGTCTAATCCTAATCCTTTTCTCAGTACCTTTGCTTGAAGATTCTCTATTGTTCTAGGAATCTTTGGTATCGCTTCTGTAACAATAGTTGGAACAGGTCCTACACTAGGAACGAATTCTGTATCTGTAAAAACAGATTTAACCTTGCCAATAAAGCTCTTGTCTTCAATTGCATCATCAATAAATATCTGCCTATCTATCTTGGCAAATTTTGGATTCTTGTCATATACAAATCCTGCCAAAACATCATCTTTGATATTTGCTAACCTTGGATCAGATTTTTTTAATTCAGACATTCTTGACATATTATTTTGATTTCTTTTCTAACTCTTTAATTTCTTCATCGGTAATATTAAAACCTGTAGAATCACCACCTATATCAATCTTATCACTCTCTTTTAATGCAGATGGCTTCAAATTAGCTCTATTTGGAATTATTCCAAAATTCAACATCAATCGTTCTGTTTCTGATAATGTCAAACTTGAAGCAAATTGTATTGCTTCTGCTCTTGACATTCCTTCACCACCTTCACTTTTTGGCCTCATCAATTCATCTATTAATAACCCTTTTTGCTTTGTTGGTGTTAATATTTCAGAACTTGTCTGTTTTGCTTCCTCAATCTTTGCCTCTTTCAATCTTGCATCTGCGGTAGACAAATCAATCTCTTCCTGTAAATCCTGCTGCCTTGTTTCTTCCTGACTTAGTTCAGTTTGAAGGATTTGCAATTCCTGATCAAACCCTTGTGTCGCTGACAAATCTCCTCTTTCTCCACGCTCTATTTCAGCTCTAATCCTCTTCTTTACTCCTGGCAACAATGTAGCAGATTTAGGATCAAGTCCTTCTCGCTTCATTTCTTTAATAACCATATCCTCAATCACACGCTCTTTCTGTGCCGTCACTCTAGTAATATTATTATTCGTGTCTTGCATCATAGCGGTATTAATTTCAATCTGTTCTCTTGGTTCGTTATTAAGCTCTCCAAGTCTTGTTTTTGCATCAGAAGTAGTAAGAAAAAGCTTGCCAGTTTCAGGATCAGTTTGAAGAAGTCCATTTTCCCTGAGTCTTTGTTCTGATACTTTTCTAGCTTCTGGCCCAAGTTGTCCAAAAATATCATCAAGGAACATAGGCTTCTGGCCTGCTCTTATTTCTGTAAGCTGAGCCTGATTAACTTGATCTGTAATCCCCCTACTCTGATTAATACCTCTAACGAACTCTGCCTGTCTGAAGGTAGGTGATATAGCAGACAACCCGCCTCTAAATCTATCTCCAACTGTAGGATTAACCCCTGCTCCCTGCCCTGGATTTAACAAACTTAAACCCGTTTGTGTAATGCCCTTCGGCGCACCTACCTGATCAAACGCTCCTGCTCCCACTGCAAATTTAGCAGCAAGATTAATACCTCTTCCTATTTGCTCTCCTAATCTAGCCATATTAATTACCCTCCCTGACCTTTAACAATTCTATAGAAACCTTATTCCCTATAGCCATTGTGCCTATTATACGAAATCCAGCGCCCAATACTATCTTAACCTCAGCATTGTCCTCACTATCTATCCGAGAAATTATATATTTATAATCCTTTTCAACTGCTTTTATTATTTCAGAAAAAGCCCTGACAGCTACAGTCCCCCTAAAAGGAACCTCAAGTTCAGAATGCTGAATATCAAATATATCCAGTTTTCTTTCAAAGCCAACCACGTAGCCAGCAACCTGTCCATCTATAAAACCATTGTATTTATAGCCACGATATTCTTTATCTTCACGCTCTACGGTATAATCCATTAGCTTCCAAAAAGACCTGTGAGAAAGTTGCCTTGTTGTGCTTTTCTCTGCTTCCTTGCTTCACTTGCTTGAATATTAAACTGCCTCCTGTTTTCTTTCAACTCATCCTGTCTCTGTCTAAAAGCCAACGATTGCGCAGACTGTTCAGCTTTCAGCTTTGCCTCTGCCGCAAGCTCACCTTCTGCAAATGCCTGTACCGCTTCCGGCCCTGCCCCTGCACCACCTTTTCTCACAATGTCCTGCCGCAAAGCCCTTATCGCTGACTTGTCTACCCTTGCTCCACTCTGCTGTATCAGTGGCCTTCCACCTGTAGTACGTGAAAATCTACGTGTAGTAGTTCCTTCTGTTTCTATTGCCATATCATACCCCTTTATTAATCAGTAAGACTTAAAAGATGTAACTTGTCAACCTTATAAAAGCCACCTACATACAACGGCTCAAATCCTGTTCCACTTTCGTCATCAGTGCTAATTGTAAATTTAAGACGATGAAATACATGAGCAGGTGTATTTACCCTAAGTGAAGGCATTGCTAATCTATAATTCGTCCTTGCTGTCTTAAACGTATAAAAATTAGAACCTGTCTGATTGTCTAATGTTGCCGTTGTGCCTGTATCACCAAAATGTTCCACCTTAATAGTATTTGCTGTCGTTGTCTTAGACACCGTAATCAACCTCAACATATCTAACCTGGTCAAAACATTTATATTGTTCTCAGGCAACAAATCCCCGAATTCCATATGATAGTCTATATCATTGCCATCATAGTCGGTACCGTTGTTAAGCCTCTGTAAATAGCCATTATCTTCAAAGCCATAGTTATATATGTTACCTGTAGTATCAATCACTCTGAGGCCACCCTGCAAAGCCTTAGAAGTACCCCTGTCGATCTCAAACCATTTCTGCCTCTTAATGTCGAAGCACAACTCCTTGTTTAGCTCTGTAGCTGCTGAACCAGAAGCAAAGTGCCAATGATAGAAATGCTCTCCATTCTCAACTTCTATCCAACCCACACTGTCATCCGCAAGAGAAAGCTTGATAGCCTCAGATTGTGTCTGATCAAAAAAGTTGGATATATCACTGGATATTTCATGTATAGCCACATTGTCAAACATGAATATGCCAGAACTTCCCTGCCATATTGCAATCTGCTTCCTCGACAAAGGTGAAAATTCCAATCCCAACGTCGAAGTAGCCAACGTCAAAGGAGCATTACATCCCATATTATTACTAAGATCAATAACATTCCAATCTTCAGGATTATCACCTGTAACAATATGTGCAGAATTCTCTTTTAGCACCAATACAATACTTCTCAAACTGGTAGTCAACCTTGTAAATAATTCAGTAGCCGCAACCACTTCCGTCCTATCTCCAAACTTAAACGGATCGCCAGAACCCTTGCCATTAAAAACATTAAGAGTATTTAAATCAGAAACAATTGCCTCATTCTTGTTCTCAGATTGATTTGAAAACAGCCACAATCTGTTCTGAGCAAATAAAGAAAACTTGTAATTATTAAGTGGCTTCTGTACCGGTATACCAGCCATAAAATAAGCAAGCACATCCCCATCAAAATTCTTACTCCATGAAAGCTTATAATAATAAAGAGGCAACCCCCCACTTATTTCTCTTGTAAACTCCACATTCTCATCAAGTGCATTCCAAGTGATAATCCCTGACTTTGCAAAACTAATATCATTCTCAATCGTACCATCTTGGACAGTGCCAACAGAAGTCCATGCCGATCCATTCCAATAATCAAGAGACAATACCGTTCCGGCAGTGCTATTCGCATGATTAGGAATCATCTTTATCTGTAACCCTTGCTGCCTCTCAAGAAATCCCAATTGAAGGTATTGCGTAGAGGAAACAAGCGAATCCATTATCATATATGTAGATTCATCAAACTTCGTGCTATCATCATAGCTATAATCATCATTAAATATATTAGTTGTATAATCCTTATTTATACTATCTTCAAATAACTTTGCAGAAACAAGCCCTCTAGGCTCTCCATTCCATATATCCTGTAATGGCTGAAAAGGCTCTTGTAATGTTACATGACTTATCGTTGTTGTTGTATCAGCCAACGGAATTTCCACTAAGTACCAATATGCCAAGTCGCCAGAGATAATGCTCTGTTTAGCCACAGAAGCCGTGCTGTCGAACGTCATTGTGCCTGTCTGTGCCAAAGGTACTCCCCCTGAATCAGTGCCGTCAGAGAGGCTAGAAACGGCTGTCCAGCTAGAGCCACTCCAATACAATATCCTTGCAGTTGCCGATGTTGTATTTGCGGTGCCTACATACCACTTTATTCCCTCAAGAGGCATATTATTACCAACACGAATGTGAACAACAGCATCAGTTCCATAAGCAGCAGTTTCTACAGCAAAGTCACTTGTCCACCTTGCAGAATCAGATAACCTAAATTCATCTATATGCCCTGTAAAGAATAACGAAGTAGTATCACCTGTAATCTGTGCCCCGATTACTGCCGTACTATTATAATTAGCAGGTTTCTGTGCATCATTTACAAATGCCTTCTGCGAACCATCAACAAATATACGATAATCTGTGTCAGATGCTCCTGGTGTAGAAACCACTGCGATGTGATGCCATGTATCCACTGTTACGACACCACTTGCAGTTGCAAGAGCAACCACCTCTGCGCTCGCAGCCACTACCGACAATGACACCACTCCGGCAGTCGATACGTTTATTGTCATATAGTCCGTATCCGCGCCGGTTGTCCCTTGCGAATACAATCCAACTTCCGTATCAAGGTCGTCCGCATATACCCACATGTCAATCGTCCATGTACCCCCTGAGAGATCAAGCTCCGCATGATCTGTTACGGTAACCCTATCATTCGTACCATCGAACAAAGCAGAATACGTACCGAACTTTGCCTGCGCAGAACTGCGATTCATACCACCTACAGCAACACCACTGTGAGTATTACCTGTATCAGAAGATTCAAAAGGAGCCGTATCTTCAAAATGGAACAAAACAAGAGTATTCGCATCAATTCCAGCCGGTGTCTGAAACAGCGTAGCAATATTGTCTGAATCAGTTAAGGTGTTTTGCACCTTAGTAGTATAATCATACTTAAAAGAACCATCAGGATCGTATACCACAAAATTAGACACACGTGTTTCATCACCACCCCATGACATTGTTTCCTGACTATTACAATAAACTACATGCTCATCAGGAGCATCACTAAACCTACCCTTGGTTGCACTTGAATCGTCTGTATGTAAAGCAGTAGCAGAAAAATCACCTGCCGATGGTATTGCCGTAGTATTCTGGAATACCTTAGATTCCGTTTCACCAGAATTGTAGGCTTGCACCAATAAATGATTCTCCGCAGGCTGTACCTTTTTAAATTGAAATGCATTCCTGATCTTGGGATGTGAAGATAATGCAGTCGTGTTAATCTTAGTCATGCCACCTGTAACACCGATAACTCCATTATCAGTATACTTCATGTTTTTAAGCTCAGTGAAATTGTCCGAAGTAAAAGACCTGCCATCCTCCGAAGCAAATATCAACTTTGCAGGATCAACTGATTTTATCAACCTGCCTGTTAAACCATGCTGAAACGGTTTTAGCGGATTATCTTTCTGTGCCATTAAACATTCCTCTGTCGTCTTTTAAGATTTACCCTGACACGCTTTTTATTTAATGCCCTGTTAGAATTTCCAACTGTAGCTCGCACTGCAAGCTCTGCTTGCTGAAACCATACATTTCCAAAGTTAGGCTCATCTGATCTGAACTTGTAAAATCCTGCCGAAAAGTATATTAACGCATCCATATAATGACTCGGAAATCTAAACATATCATAATCACTATACACCGGCACAGGACGCGCAATATACGGAACAGTAACAGTATGCCCTGCTGTCTTCGGAGGAGGCTCAAGCACTATCTTATACCTCGCTTGTGGCTGTATAACATAAGCATCAGCAGAACTCCAATCATTGTCAGTCCCGCCAAATAAAGCAGTAACCAACACAGTAGAAGAAGTCTTGGATATGACTACCCCCATACTACCATCAGATGTATTGTGAACCGTATCGCCACCAGACACATCAGTAAAATCTGCACCAGTATCAGTCAATGTCGCCTTTCCAGCAGCCGCAGCGCCAGCAGAAGTTGTCGTTCCAGATACCTGACTATCAAGCGTCTTGTCATCAACAATCGCAATGCTATCCGGTATCGTAACAGACGTTACAGTTTCATTCGTCTGATTGCGAAAAAAGGAATCTTCATCCGTTGCCCTCAGATTATGCATAGTAGTGCCATCACTATATTTTACAATTTCATATCCCAAGTTGTCCTCTCGATACAACGAAAGATAATCAGCATCTAAAGTATAATCAGTCTGATCTGCTACCGTAGTAATAGACTGATCTTTCTTAATATGCTTGATCCTCTGATTAAGCTTTACCGCACCTCTATTTAACAGATTAAAAGTAGTAAACGAATCAATCTGATTAGAACCCTCTTCCTCGTTTAGAAGCTGCCTCAATTCATAAGAAAGTCTCTTTCCATCCATTTTATTTTATTCCTTTGCTGCTAAAGCTAATTTTTTCTCTCTTCCATGACGTGCCATATGCGCACCTTTTTGCCTTGTTATCCCTTTAAAGGTACACCCCTCTTCCTCGCACTGCCAAGAAATATCAGGCGTTCTCTTGACACGCTTTGCCTTCTCAACTGGCTTTACTTTCTCAACCACTTTGCCATTATCCTGATTTTCCGGCTGATTAAACTTCTCCCTTGCTGTAGCAAGCCTCTCTTTTACACTGACACCGTTATCTTTAAGTATGTCTTTAGACGGAGACTTAGCTTCAGTTTCACTATTTCTAAAATTAGGTATTTCTCTTTCTCCATGTATTTCCTCAAATCTTTTCGCAAATCTCTCATTGACATAACCAACCATAGGACGACGATTAGTATTATTCTCTGGCCTTATCGCCTCTCTACTTGCATCATCACGCCCAAAATAAGCACATGCTATTTTTCTAAATTTATCAGCCTGATTCCTTGATACCTTGCCACCACTCATACCACAAAGATTAAACATCTTTGCAATTTCAGGATTGATTTCTATGCAAGGAAAGTCATTCAAATCCGCTTCTCTCTGCGGCCTCGCAATAGAACCCTTACCCTTTAACTGATCATATCTTGAATATAAAGTATCTGTTACCTTATTCGTTACCTTATCAAGCTCCTCAGTTATAATCTGTTCTTCTGATTGACTATATCGAGGCTTTGAACGAACAATGTCATCGTATCTTTCTTTAATATCATTTAATGCCTGCTTCGCTCCAAACACTTCATCATGAGGAACATACCCACCATTAATGTCTCCCTCACGAGTATCCATATCTGCCTCTAGTTCCCTGATAGAACTATCTTGCATCCATGCAGGATATTCACTACAAATCTTCTCCTCACCAGTCTTTGAATCAATTCGCCTGTCCGGCTTACCAAATACACTCTTCACGATTTTCTCCTTAAAGAATAAAAAGTATGAGACAGACAAACTTAATTGCCTGTCCCATGTTAATTAAACCACTACACTTACTCCAAAATACGTAACTGGCGTTTTCCAATAATCTCTAGTTGATAATATTCCCTGTCTACGCCCTTCTTCAACATGATAATCAACTGTTTCAATCTTGTACCTAATAGTATCTGTCAGAGAAGTATGCGTTACCATATCACCTTCCCTTAACTGCCTAGAAGCTGCTGGCAATACAAACAACACATCACCCATATCACCTTCTGTATGAAAAACACACCTTGAATTTTCCATATATTAAACTCCTTTATGAAGCAACAGATACACCTGTAGTCGCAAAAGTCGGAACAGCGCCATCTACGAAAATACCAACAGCCGCCTCTGCAAGAATCGTACAATCAACCGATGTACAACTTTTAAGTATCACAGAACCCTCTGTTTGTGCTGCTCCAAAACCAACTGCGTGAGCAGGTAACGAAGCAGACAACGCATTGTTCAAGAAAGTACAATCCTTCATTAATAGCATTCTTTCTACATCCGTTGCATTTGCTCCATATACAAATACTGACGCAGTGCCACCTGACTTTCTCCAGAAAATACAATTCTCAAAATACGCATCTCTACATTTCTTGCCAGAAATCAAGCCACCTGTTAAAAGAACCTGTGGCCTAATAATAGCAGTCGCCGTAATCCTTGCTGTTGATCCAAAAGTACAATCATAAAACATCGGACTATCACCATTCATAGCTACATCAGAAGCTGCTGTCTCATCAAGATCAGTTTCTTTATCAAACCAACAATTCCTAAATACTGTAAATTCTCCACCTTCTGCAAAAGCATGAAGCGAAGCCGCCACTGTCGAAGCACTAGAAATCTTCATATTAGTAAACGAATTACCAACACCAGTATTTACAATAGCGCCAATAGAAGTAACCGTTGCAGCCGCAGTAACCCTTGCCCTCTGCCCGAAATGACCACCACTTCCAGCAGAACCTATAAAATGAACTCTGTTCTTAGTTACATTCAAACCACCTGTAGGCACTGCATGTGAAGCATTTGCAGACAAAACAACAACATCTTGATTATTGGTCGTTACCAAAGTATTGGCTCTGTCAAGCGAAGCCAACGCCTTATCTGGCTCTAGACCAGTATTGCCATCATTACCATTAGTAGGATCAACAAAAAATATCTTACCCTTGCCTGCAGCACCAATAGTAAATGGTATTCCATTGCCATATATCGGCATTCCATAACTTGATATACCATTTGGAAAATTTGAAATTGGCATATTTCTTCTCCTCAAAAAAATAGGAACATTCCTGTCCTATGGAATTAACCACAGCTTACCCTAAAATCAGGAACAGTTCTGTCCTGTGGAATCAAACCACAGCTCACCCTCTCTTATTAATAAACTACTTGTAAATAATTTATGGTTTTAGTGCCTTTACTCATATTACATGGCAAACATAAAGGTTGAATATTGTCGATATAATCAGAGCCTCCTCTACTAATCGGAACTATGTGATCAGCAGTAAAATCATTAAGATCAAATTCCTTATTACAGCAAGGACAAATATTCTCAACAAGGTCAACTAAAGACTCAAATTCTTTTTGAGTAAAACTACCCTCTGCTCCCAACATCCTTGCCCTCCGTTTGCGAGTATCTACTCGCTTCTTAACTTTAAGAACTTCCCAATTTTCCTGCCTATATTTCTTATCTCGTTTACTAATTTCTTCTTTATGAGAATCTCTGTACTTTTTGCCAACAACAAGCCTCTTATTAAGATGCTTTAAATAGTCAGCTTTTTTAATACATTTTATAGAACAGTATTTAACCCCAACTCGCCTATCAACAATTTCTGCTTCACAAATGATACATTTTTCAAAAGGAAGCAACCTTCGCTGTTTCTGCCTTTCAGCTTTAACATTGCCATAATACTCTTCATTATACTCACGAATATGTCCCTTGTTGCTTGCCTTATACTTCTTGCCACGATCAAGGATTGTCTCTCGACACCTCACATATTCATCTGCCCTACGACACTTAGTGGAACAAAATTTAACGCCTCTTCTAATCGCATCAAACTCCTTACCACAATTTTTACAAGTACATTCTGCCATAATTATTCTCCTGTAAATAATATCCTGAAAAAAGAATTAAAGGGCAATTGGTCAGGAAACCAACTTTCGGGCCATGAACCCTAGCCCCTTAATATTTTAAGCTATACTAACATAAAAACACCCAAATTACAAGAAAAAACGGTTTGGATATCTAAATACCATATCCCTTCTCAGGCTACATTATTATGATAACCCCATCTCCAGTCTTTGAAAAGGTACCCGAATCTCCCATGTAAACTGTGTACCGAACTCAATGTATCCATATCAATATGAGCCATATACTTTGGCAGAATTCTGTCAAACCAAAGCAAGTCTCTCTTTGTCTGATTCACACGAATCAATGTCCAGTCAGTAGTACTTGAATCGTCAAGCAATACCCAAGGGATAGATGAATACATACCCTCATGCACATTAATAGTACCATTTGCACTATAAAGCCCTGTGCCTGTACCTATGATTTCGTCTACAGTATCAGCAAGTGTCACTGGTATAACGAGAGCAAGACTGTCACGAGTATTAAAGTGATTGCCCATGCTATCCTTAAACCTCATCATGCTAATACGAGCCGCAGATAAAGATGTAGGATCAAGTGTACTTGTGCCCACATTACTAAAGCCAGTTGTAGTACTTACACTTGGCACTTTAGTAGTGTGAGAGGAATTAGCCCAACTTAAACCCTCTTCTGATTCCTGGAAGTCAAAGGCAGCAGATGTCGCATTTGCGAAAACATTGACACCCATTTTCTCTTTCTTCCTGTCGTAAGAATTTCTCAAGTCTCTTGCCTGCTGATCGAGAACGGAATACTGCTTATCCTCAATAAGCGCAGGATCAATTTCCACCCTGTTTGCAAACCTCTGAAAGATAACCTTACTGGTATAACCAGGATACTGTTTCTGCGTGACGAACTTGCCGCCCCATGCATAAGCATCCCTAACGCCTGATATAGCCATATACTCCTCAAATGCTCTATCTGACGTACCGGAACCGAATATCTTTGGTATCATAGAATCAATGTCAGCAAAATGCGCTTCTTCTTCAACCGCCTTCGTCAACATATTTTCTAATATTTTGGTAAACTCTTCTGATGTATTCTGAGCCATTAGAAGTCTCCTTATTTAAAAATCAACTTGTATTATCAGTCAAAATGCTGATAGTCAAAGTATCCGATTACATGCTCTTCCCCAGCATTTTTAAGGTTCAACTCAAGAACGTTGAATATCCAGTAGTTTGAGGCCGAAGTGCTTTGACCATCAAAATAAGTTCCCTCTGCATCTGTACCCAGGAACGATTCGCCTTGTCTGCAAGGCACACGTACAAAGGTGTCCCCAACTGCAATGTCATTTGTAAAAGCAAGATCATTCGTTTCAACCGTAGCACTGGTATCATCACTTACTCTAAAAATACCTGCATTTGCGCCTGTACGACAATACGAAGTTGATTCACCTGCAACTGGCGTATAACCACATGTATTTGAAGTAAATCCAAGTCCTGTTGCTGAACCTGTAGTTACTGTCAATAAATTAATTGCAGTTCCAAACGCACCATCTCCTGCGAAAAGAGGAACCTTTACCTTAGTCCAAGGTGTAAGCAAATTCACCTTTACATGTACCGCCTTGTCACCCATTACAAAAGGTGCTTTGTCTGAACTATAACCTAAATCCCTCGCAACCTGATCTGCCTGCGTAACAACGCCTGCAACACTATTTCCCACAGCAGTTGCACTACTAACATGTGTAGGCTCCCGTGTATCTACGGCTGCTATAACACCACATATCTTTGTAGTTGCATCAGGGCCTGCACCAGCCGCACCAGCCATTATAAGGCCATCAGTGTCGCCTGCTTCCCAACCTACTAACGCACCTACTCTATATGTGTCAGTGTCGTTTACGAGGAACCATTGGTGTTGAACCGCTAACGATCCAGTTTCAACTACTTCCATTTTATTTCCTCCTGTTAAATTAAATTAATCAATAATCTCCGCGCCAATTCAAATTCCCGTCATTCGGGCAGCCATGTGCATCCACCATTTTAAACTGGTGATT